AGTAGCCAATGGCGGTACTGGATTGGGGGTTGGTTATCTTGTAGCAGGCCTTCCTACAGCAGGAACGGTTGGGCGTAGAACTTGGGTAACAGATGCGTTAGCGCCTGTATTTCTGGCTGCGCCTACAGGCGGTGGCGCAGTAGTTTGCCCCGTGTTTGATAATGGCAGTGCTTGGGTAGTTGGTTAAAACGATTACTATTGGAATAAAATGAACTTTATTGAACCTGAGATCAAGCATCACTTTGGCGGAGGAATTTACGCCAAAGAGACTTTTATTCCAAAGGGAAAGTGGTTAGTTCAGCACACGCACAAATTTGATCATTTGTCGGTGCTTGCCAAAGGTTCTATTGAATTGATTGTTGATGGACAAGTATCGGTGGTTCATGCGCCTGCTTGTCTGACAATTTCTGCTGGTAAACATCACGGCGTTAAATCGCTGACAGATGTTGTCTGGTACTGTATTCACGCAACGGATTGCACTGATGAAGATAATATCGACGAAGTAATAATCGCTGATGTTGACAATCGTCAAGTGCAAGAAATTGCTAAATGTTTGACTGAAGGAGTTTAATATGGCTTGGATGATGCCCGCAGCAATTATCGGTAGTTCTTTACTTGGTTCAAGTGCGGCTAGTAGCGCCGCCAATACGCAAGCTGACGCTGCAAACCGCGCGGCTGACTTGCAATATAAGATGTTTCAAGAACAACAGGCTACTCAAAGGCCTTTTTTAGAGGCGGGTGGCAGAGCGCTTACAAAACTTGAAGGCGCTGTTGATTACAAGCCTTTTAGTTATAACGCCATGAGCGCAGACCCTGGCTATCAATTTCGATTGTCAGAAGGAATGAGAGCGCTTGGCCGTCAAGCTGGCGCGCGTGGTGGTGCAGTCTCTGGTCAATCGTTTAAAGCATTGCAAGACTACGCACAGAACGCCGCGTCTGGTGAGTTTACAAACGCATTCAATCGTTATCAATTAGAACGTCAAGCTCGTCTAGGGCCTTTGCAATCATTGGCGGGTGTTGGTCAAACAGCGGCCAATACAATGGGCGGAAATGCAGGCGCTTACGGAACAAACGTAGGCAATCTAATGACTGGTGGTGCGGCAGCGCAAGCAGCGGGGCAAATGGGTCAGGTAAATGCTTTGACTGGTGGTTTGGGTACATATTTAAATTATGGCCAAAATCAATCGCGAAATTCTTTATTGCAACAGGCATTAAGTCGTAATCAACCAAGTGCGGGTGGCGGTATTACAAGCCAAGCAATGTTAGCCCCGACTTATACCGACGTATACGGTGGTGGTGAGATACCTATGGGTTACGCAAACTTTTAAGGAATAAATATGGCAATTGATCCATCAATCGCGCTTGGCTTTAAACCACTTCAAATTACTCAACGCGATCCTATAGCGGATTACGCGCAGGTGCAGCAAATTCAAAGTGCGCAACGCCAAGACGAAGTTAGCCAAATGCAGCTTGACCAGATGCGTCGCGACGAAGAAACGATGCGACAAATTCAAGCTAAATCTGTTGAACACGGTGGTCCGTCGGATATAAACGCGATTGCTGACGCTTATCTTAAATCTGGCAACCCCAAATTTGTTGAATTTGGCGTTGGGCTAAGACAAAAATTAGATGAAAAAGCGCAGTTTGCAAAGATCATGTCGATGGGCCAGCCTACCGCCACGCCTGCTCCGACAAATATGCCAACCGCCGCGCCAAGTGGCGCGTTAGGTTCTGGCACGTTTGGAATTATGCCTACGGCTAACAATTTAGCGCCCGCTGTCGCCGCGCCCGCGCCCGCGCCGTCGGTTAATGCTTTAGCTAATCCTGCTGTTGGGCCTGATGTGGCTATGTTGCGTCAAAAACGCGACGCGCTGTTATCAATGGGTACGCCACAAGCTATTGCGGCTGCCCGCGCGCTTGACAGCGACATCAATTTGGCGTCTAGAGAATCGCCTTCGGCCATACGTGAATTTGAATACGCAAAACGAAATGGCTATTCAGGAACGTTTGCGGATTTCAAAACACTCCATGCGCCGCGTACGACCGTTAATGTGCCCGTCAATGTCAGCACAGAGAAAAAATATGGCGAGCAGTTTGCGAGCAAAATGGCCGATACTGATATCGCCAAAATGACTACGGCTGAAAAAGCGCCTCAGTTGGCAGAGAGCGCTAACAGAATCATTGATTTGGTTAATCAAGGCAACGTATTTACAGGCCCTGTTGCAGACGTTAAATTAAACATTGCGCGGGCGTTAAATGTCGTAGGCGCAAGCAACAACGAAAAAATTGCCAATACTGAATCGCTTATTGCCGCTACAGGGCAAAGCACTTTGGATGCAATTAAAGGTGCTGGCCTTGGAACTGGTCAAGGGTTTACAGATAAAGACCTTAAATTCTTGCAAGGTGTTGCGGGCGGCAAGATTGAACTTACCGCACAAACTCTTACGGAACTGGCCAGACTTCAACACCAAACTGCTACCCGCAGCGCAGAAGCATGGAACACACGCGCCAAACAATTGCCTAAATCTTCAGTTGAAGGAACAGGCCTTTCTATTGAGCCGATTAAAGTCCCGCCGTTATCGCCTAGTGCAATGTTTGCGGTTAACCCAAAGACAGGCGAACGCAGACAGTCGCTTGATGGTGGCAACACTTGGACACCAGTAGGAGCTAAATAATGCCTTTACCACCTGGGTTTGAACTTGAACAAGCCGCGCCACTGCCACAAGCTGCAGGCGTAAAATTGCCGCCAGGCTTTGAAATGGAAACCAGCAGTGGTATTCCAAAAACACGTCGGTCATTTTCAGATGTGCCAGGTGAAGCCTTAGCAAATATTGGCCCAAGCGCGGTAAATTTTTACAAAGGTTTGGTAACCGCGATTACAAACCCCGCGCAAACGGCAATGGGTGTGTTGGATGTTGGCGCAGGTGCATTGCAAAATTTGTTGCCTAAAGACCTTGTTGATTTGGTTAACCGAATTGACAACAATCCTGAGGCAGCCAAACGCGCCGTTGACACAGCAAATGCTGTTGGCGGTATGTACAAGGATCGTTACGGTAGCGTAGAGGCGTTAAAAAACACTTTGGCGACCGATCCTGTCGGCGCGGCGTCTGATCTATCTACACTATTTACTGGCGGCGCAGCGGCGACGGCGCGCGTAGCGCCTACAGTGTCAAAAGTAATGGGTACGGCGGGTAAATACACTAACCCCTTGTTACCAGTTACTACTGCCGCTAATTACGGGTTGGCGTTGGGCGCGAAAGGCGCAGGCAATGTGATTGACGCGATTACTGGTGAACGCGCAACAACCCGCGCGGGTACTATTGTGCGTAACGCGTTGACCGAAGAAGGCCGAGTGCCGCAAAATTTAGCCGCCGCACAAAATGCGTTGGCGGCTGCACAACCAGGCATGACAGTGCGACAGGCTTTGGCCGATGTAACGTCACCTCAAGTGCAATATCTTGGCCAAACAGTCGAATCTAAGACCGCCCCAGGCCGCGCGTTGTCTACTCAGCAAGCGCAAGAAACGGAACGCATGGCGCGGTTGCAAGCGGTTACACCTGATTTGCAAGCCGCCGAAACAGCGCGGCGAAATGTGTCTAAGCCGTTTTATAACGCAGCCACGCTGCCGTTAACTCCAGTTAACACCGCGCCGTTGACGCAACAACTTGATACGATTTTGGCCGCAAATCTTGGCAACGCTAAACTTGTGTCTGCATTGAATCAAGTAAAAACAGGCTTACAAGCTAGCAGTAGCGCAGAACAAGTCTCCTCGGTATTGGATAACCTCAAAGATTTAATATCTAGCAAAGACAATAAATTTATTGTTAGCAATTTGGTTGACGTCAAAAAGACAATTGAAAAAGCGTTGCCTGGGTACGAACAAGCCCAGCAAGTTTTTGCTATTGCATCGCCCCCTGTCAATCAAGCTAAAGTCTTGGGCGCAATGCAAGATGTTCTTACGCAGCCCCTTGGCGCAGGCGAACGCGCAGGGCCATTTATGACCGCGCTAGGCCGTGGTGAAACAGCGTTGCTTAAAAAGGCTACTGGCGCGGCAAGATATGACGATCTAAGTCAAGTGCTGTCACCGCAACAAATGGGCGTTGTCAAAGGAATTGAGTCAGAATTAAAACGCAATGCTGAAGTGGTGCGTCAAACTCAAGCTGGCGCGGATGCCATGAAAATAATCTTGGAAGCTAACCAGTCCAAGTTTAGTTTGCCTAGTTTCTTAGACGTCAAAGTAACGGTGACAAACCAAATGCTTGATCTTCTTAAAGACAAAATGAGCGCAAACGTATTAAAAGAACTTGAAAAAGGTTTTCAATCCGCGCAAGACTTTCAGGAATTATTGAAAAAAGTCCCCGCATCTCAACGCATTGATGTGCTTAGAGCACTTGGCCAAGCTAATCTAAGCCCAACTAAATTAAACGTTATTGCCCAAACGCAAAACGCGCTTGCGCCTGCTCAATCATCTATAAACTCACTAGCACCATGAACACCATAGACGCAACCGATGCCAAATTGTCGGCACATGAAGAAGTTTGTGCAATGCGTTACGAGCAAATCAATGCTCGGTTAAAACGCTTAGAACAAATAATTATCAACGCTTGCGGTGTCTTATTGATGGGCATGGGTGGCGTGATATTTACTTTTATGACGCATAAATGATGTGGAACCGATTACTCTTACCTTTGCGGCTTGCAAACTAGCCTATGAGGGAATTAAGACGGCCGTTGAGGTCTACAAAGATGTCAAGAGGACTGGCGGTGAGGTTACGGGTATTGCTGGCGAAGTCGGTGGGTTACTCTCGAAATTCTTTCACGGTCAAGACCAGATAGAAGAAGCGCATAAACAAAAACTAGAAGAGACGCGAGAGTTAGCAAGCCAAGGAAAAGTAAAGAATGTAACAATCCAAGCGATTGACAATGTAATGCACTTACGCCAAGTAAGACAGTATTACAAAGACTTGGAACACATGGTTCGCTACGAGCTAGGGATGCCAGACTTGTGGGTAGAGATAAAAGCAGAACGCGAACGACTCATTGCTGAAGCATTAGAAGTCGAAATGCTACATAAACAAGCCACCCAACAAGCTGAGTCAAAGCGACAAGAAAAGATAAGAAGAATAAAAGACAAGATACATATATACATTGCAGGCGTTATTGCAGTCATTTATGTATACATATCTGTCTGGTGTTTAACTTGGCTGGTGGAATATGACAGGAAATGGCGATGGGGATACTGATATGGGAAATTGCTGTTATGGTGGTTGTGACCATACTTATCATTGTGGTGGTAGGTGGTGCGACTTGGTTTGTCAGGGAACATGATAAACGCGCTAATTACTATAAAAAGCAAGCAGAAATTTGTTGGAGAGATAAATGAATGACTTACTTGGTTTACTCAAAGGTATTGCGCCCACGCTGGCAACTGCTGTTGCTGGTCCTCTGGGTGGCATGGCGGTGTCCGCTTTGGCTTCTAAGTTTGGTGTCTCCGATACTGTCGAATCCGTTGCAAAAGCGATTGCTGGTGATCCGCAGGCGGCTCAAAAGATTGCTGAGATGGAATTAGAGTTTGCCAAGTTAGCTGCGGATGCAATGAAAAATGAAAATAACAATATCACAGAACGCTGGAACGCAGACATGGCTAGTGACTCTTGGTTGTCCAAAAACATACGCCCCATGAGCCTTATAGCCATCTTTGTGGGCTATTTCCTCTTTGCCATGATGTCAGCCTTTGGTTACAACGCAAACGAATCCTACGTAACTTTGCTAGGAAATTGGGGCCAATTAATTATGGGGGCTTATTTTGCAGGCAGAACGGTAGAGAAGCTAGCAGAGATGCGAAAGAAATAATATGTTGCTATCACCACATTTCTCACTAGAAGAGTTAACACACACTGATCACCGCACCATTGAGAACGTGCCAAACAGTAGCGAGATAAATAACCTTAAACGTGTTGCTGACTTGCTAGAAGAAGTTAAAACATTATTGGGTGGTAAGCCAATCATAGTTAACTCAGCATTTCGCTGTAAAGAATTGAATGATGCGGTGGGTTCAAAAGACACATCTCAACATCGGGTAGGGTGCGCGGCTGACATCCGCGTACCTAGTCTGTCTCCTGATGAAGTAGTCAAAGCTGTAATGGCATCAAACATTAAATATGATCAATTGATCAGAGAATTTTCTACGCCAGAAGGTGGTGGATGGACACATATATCTGTACCAAATAACCCATCGGGTACACCTCGCAAACAAGTATTAATTATTGATAAACAAGGTACTAGACCTTATTCATAAATAATTCATATTGACAACATCTAATACGCACTATGAAAATTCAGCGTGTGGATGTTCGGCAATCTTCTGTGCAGACTAGACTGTCGCTACTTCAAAAGAAGTGCCTACCTTACGACAAATCTTATGACACAAATCATGGATATTGGTGGATTGCTACTAAGAATGGCGTGGATTGTGGTTTCGCAGGTCTTGTTTATTCTTCTCGCTGGAGTGATTGCGGGTACCTTGTACGTTGTGGTGTTGTACCTGATTGTCGTGGATTCGGCTTACAGAAAAAGTTTATTCGGGTCAGGATTCGGCAAGCAAAAGCGTTAGGTTTAAATTGGTTAATCACTAGCACTTACGACAATCCTGCTTCTGCAAATTCTCTTATCTCTTGTGGCTTCAAAATGTTTGATCCAACTAATCCTTGGATGACAAAACACACAAGTTACTGGCGATTAAAACTGGAGTGATGATGACAACCCCAAATATATCTGATGCTGAGTTTATGGAGTTGTGGAAAACACATAAATCTGCCGCCGCTATACATAAACTTATAGGGGGTAATATAAGAACTCTTCAGAGGCGTAGAGCCAATTTAGAGACAAAATATGGTCTGTTATTAGAAGCCAAGAATCCTCATGGTAGACCTGAAAGACCACAATCAGCCTATGAGCGCAAGCAATTGGGTGTTCTTAATGGTGTGGGAATTGTGTTTAGTGATGCTCACTATTGGCCTGGCATCGTTACAACTGCTCATAAAGGTCTTTTATGGGCGATAAAGGAATTTAAGCCATCATTTGTGGTGTGTAACGGGGATGCGCTAGATGGGGCAAGTATTAGCCGCTTCTCACCATCTGGTGTGGCTGGTAAAGAACCTACCCTTATTGAGGAACTAAAGGCTTGCCAAGAACGCCTTTCAGAGGTCGAGGAAGCCGCCAAGGAAGCCCGTCACAATGTCAGATTGATATACACATGGGGAAACCACGATGCGAGGTTCAACGCCCGTTTAGCGACCAATGCCCCCCAATTTGCCGAAACCTATGGGTTTAAATTAGAAGACCATTTCCCAACTTGGGAGTTTTGCATGACATGCTGGGCTACGGATGATGTCATCATTAAACATAGGTATAAGGGTGGAGTCCATGCTACCCACAACAACACCGCAACAGCAGGAAAAAGCATTATAACTGGGCATTTACACAGCCTAAAAGTAACACCTTATGCTGACTATAACGGCAACAGGTTCGGTGTAGATACGGGTACACTGGCAGAACCTTACGGTCCGCAGTTTAGTTATGGCGAAGACAATCCTCTAAACCATAGGTCAGGTTTCGCAATTCTGACATTTATTGATGGGAAACTTCTTTGGCCTGAGCTGGTTCATAAATGGGCCGATGGGCAAGTCGAGTTCAGGGGAAGCATCATTAACGTTTAAAGGATTCTTATGTATAAATTAGAAATTGATTTAGGTGGCTGGAATGAAACAATCACAATTGAGTCTAACGACTTTAATAAGATTGCTTTGTTAGCTGAATTTGTTGAGTTTCAAGAAGAGTGCAGCTGGTGCGAAGAAGACGAAGAGTTGACATTTGTTGACGAAGAAGGCACTACTTGGGCTTATGACGCTGACCTAGATGAGTGGGTCGAAGTCGAAGAAGAAGACGAAGATCAAGAGTAAATCAACGGCATAGTGTCAGCCACGATTTCTTGAATACAAGCCAAGGTTTGTTCTACAGGGACATCGTGCTTACGCTGTGAACGCAGTAACTCGCTAATCTCACTGAGGGCTATCCAAGCATCACTTGCATGGATGGCTCTTTTTGCGTCTTCTAGCTCTTCAAATTCTAGAGTGACTTTCATTTATCCTCCGATAACATGAAGATTGCTACAAAGGTAGCAATAACGCCTACTGCGCCAAACATAATCAAAAACACTACCCATAAAACTGTTTCTAACATACCTTCCACTCCCTTTCTGATCTACCTGAGTTAGACCTAGCGGTTTTACCAGTTAATTCAATTAACCCCATCTTTTGTAGCTCTGGCAGTCTGCGCCAAACTTGGTCATTTCTCAGACCAGAATACTTTGCTATACCATCTTTGCCCAATGGACCGTACTTTTTCAGGCAAGCACAGATAACTTCCATGTGACCTTTTGTTACGTCAGCAACGCTTTCTGCTGCCATGTGGCTAGTTATTGGATCAAGGACTCGCGCTCTAAAGAATTCCATAAATTTCATTTTCTTTCCTTATCAGAACATTTTTTATCATCTAAGAGTGTTTTTGTGCATTTATATCTTTATCAGGATAATTTGCATGAAACTTCAATCAGGTTCTTTAGCAGGCCAGCACCGTACCGCCCATGATTCACCATACTCTTTAATTACTTCTATTGGATAACCCTTGTTGACTATCCATTCACTCATCTGGCCATCAGTTTCAGGGTCATATATGGCAGGGAAGCCATACCGCCAACCCTCTGGTGGGTCAACCCATATCTTGTTCATGTGTTTTTTTCCTGTATATCGTAAAACCAGTCATCTCCTGCTGACCATTTCCGAGTGCCATCTACTGTCCAAAACCTTTGCGATGCTTGGAAGTCAGGGAACTTTGTCTCGGCAGGAATCAGGCTCTGGTCATACCACAAGCACCTATTGTTTGGCTGGCAAGCAAACTGCCCGTTTTCCAAAGCAATCCAATTAAAGCTCTTGTGTTCCTCGGCCTGTTCTGTAAAGCCAGTATCCAAGTCCATGCCATCAGCGCAGAAGTCCACAGTAAACAAGTAGCGACCGAAGTGCCACTGCTTGTCTTTGCCTAAGAACTTCACGCCTAGATTACGCAGCCCAATTTTTTCAATGATGGTGAACTTGTAGCCCATGCAATCCCACAACTGCAAAGTGTCAACGGGTAAGTTGCCATGCTCTTTGTGCCACACATAAGCATGGATAGGTAGCTTGTCGTATAGCGCACCATAGTTAGGCAGTAGTGACTCAATGCGAAACACCTGACCTCGCAAGGCTTTAAGACTAACCCAGATGGCAGGCTCTAACTCTCCATGTCCCTTGTGGTCGTTATATAGAAACTCGCGTTTCACAAAGCATTTCATGGGGGGCAACGATGCCACGATGTAACTCATGCGTTGAGTTCCTTTAATCTGGCTTCTACTATCCTGACAACATATATGTAGTTACCAAGGTCAAATAACTTAATATCTTCTTCAGTTAACCCAACCCAAGGCTTTTTGTAGACTTGGATGTCATCATCTTCTTCTGTTTTTATTGACTTGATACTTAAATCGTCCGACTTGATACTTAAATCATTGTTAGCCAAAGCGGTCATATTGAACCATTTAGATTGATTTTGTTCAGAATGGTGAACATTTCTCTTGCGCCACAGGCTCATAGCATGGCCTCATGAATTCTTGCTAATTGCTCGTTGCGTTTACGCAGCTGTATTTCGTACTCATACAGTAATCTATTTAACTCAGCAATTTCTTGGCGTAGATGGTTAGTCTCTAATTGATATTTCACAACATTGACGGCTAATGCGTCATCAAATTCCATCTCATCGAATGCTGCATCCAACTTTTCTTGATTCATATTAGCCGCCTTTTTGTTAGAAAGAGAAATCGTCTTTATCAGACTTTTCTTTGGGTGGATTCATGTACGCCCAGCCTGACCAACCGCCTTCTACGATAGGCATACAGTCAAACTTGAGCATAGGCCCGTTCTTGGTGTCAATGACCGAACCGATACGCTGATAGCGGTTCTTTTCTTGGCCATCTTTGTTGGTGTATTTGCCAGAAATTACGCTGACTTCATATTGTGTTTTACTCATATTTTTCCTTTAACTTTGCTACTTTATTATCTAATTCTGTAAGAAATAAGACAACTTCTTTCTCCAACATTGCACAGTACTCAGGGTCAAATTCGACCTCTTGCACAAACAACTGAAGATGCTCTGGTAGACGGGGGTCGTATGAAACGAAGTCCGCCCACTTTGCCCCTGTACACAGCATTTGAAACTGTATTTGGGGAATATATTTACTTGGCACTTTGCCTGCTAGTAATGTGTCCAAATGCGTGGCCGTCTGGGGCGCTTTTATCTCCAAGACACCCTCACCATCGCTAATCATTCCATCTGGGCTAGCGCCTGCCATTTCAATGCGTGGATGGTTTATAAAACCTACTTCTTTTACCATTAAGTTACGCAAATTCTCGTAAGCACTCCGCGCAAGTGGCTCAGTGTCAACACCGTGTTGCATGGCACTGTTTGTAAAAGATTCACCTTGTTGACCAGTCAATCTTTCACAGATCAATTGCGCCATATAGTTATCACGACTGGCTGAGTAACCAGTCTTAGTCTTGGCGATCACATCTGCTACCCGTGAGGCGGTTACCTTGCCGAGTCTGCTTTGAAACCATGCGTCAGTCCCTTGGATTATTTTTTCAGTCATTTTGTTCTCGCTTTCATCATTGCGTCTGCATGTTCATAAGCACAAAAAGCAATATCAATATTTATTACATCTTTCATGTCTGGGTCTAATATAAAACTTTGCATAGCCTTTGCTGCAAAGTAATCACGCAAGGTCATGCCGTTATCAAAGCCTGATGGACGTACTCCATCGGCATATTGAGCCGTAGGAAATGCTGGTATATCTGTCATTTTGTTTTAACTCCAAATTTATGTTTATTCCAAATATCAGGCTTGCATTTATCTTGAATTTTCATTGCGTATTGATATTTACCAGAGCAATCATCACAAATAGTGCAAGGTTCTTGTGCAATCCTTGCACATTCTTTCCACTCCACATAAAGTTTCATGGTAGAAAAGCACATGGGCTTTATGTACGTTGGGTAATCAATCACCCAAGTTTCCTTTTCATTGCATCTTTAGCCGCTGTGACGGCAGTCAACCATTCTTTGTCAGTGCCTGCGGTCTTGTAGGCATCTTTAAACGCTGTTTGCAGTTCCTCAACAGTCTTGCAATCTTGGATAGCTATAAGGTGGTCTTGCATCAGGTTATGGTTTGCCTTAACTTCTTTGACTGGTTTAGATGCAAGATTGCCATCGTCATCTTCTGGAGCTTGGCCAGTGGCCGCCATCAAAGATGCTCTGCGAATATAGGTTAAGCACGACATAAACCCTTGCGGATCTTGTTTTGGTGATGGAAAAAACAGTTTTCCGCAGTCCAATCGTTCGCCTGATTCGTGCAAAAAACTTGTCTCGCAAACAATACCATCTGGGTGTTCAGATGTGGTCTGGAATAAGAATATGCCGTTGTCGTTTAAAGCGTCTATAACCGACTCAACGCAAGATGCTAGGTCAACATACTTGCTACGAAAATGAGGGTTTGTAGCGGTCTTTAAAGCGGGGGAAAATTGACGTTGTGCTTTGACCAGTGCGGTTGAAATATTCTTCATTTAGTTTCCTGTGATAAGTAAGGCAAAAATTAAACCGGCAACAAATCCAGATAACCAAAAGATTACCTTGTCTGCAAGTGTAGGAATTGTGGGGGTGTAAGGACCGTCAATCATGCTAGTTCCTTCTTGGATTCGTAGCGGTCAATAGCAGCTGATAGTTTCTGCTCGTAAACTTCTTCTTTTACGGCTTTGGCATATTGGCGTTCAAAGTCTTGGATAACTGTGTCGCGCAACATATCGCTAATCTCAACACCGCCTACATAAGCAAAATAAAGATTGCCAGAGTAGGGGTCAAAAAAACAATCTACGTCAGTAACGTAGTCGTAGTCACAGACCATGCGTTCGCAGTCTGTGTGTTCTTGTGCGTAATTCATACTAACTCCTAAAAGACCGCTTGCTATTTGCTACGGCATGGCGTAACTATATTAGATTTCTAATGTCCTAGTCAAGTGCGGGGTTATTAGAGAACTAATGTAGAATTTTCAGCATGACAAAACAAGAAATTATCAAATTGGCAGGCTCACAGGATGCGCTTGCCAAAATTCTGGGAATCACCCAAGGTGCGGTTTCGCAGTGGGGAGACAAGATTCCAGAAGGCCGTTACTGGCAGCTGATGGTTTTGAAACCTGAGTGGTTTAAGTCATAATTGTTTTGAACACGGCTAGGTCTGAAGTCATGAGCAGACCGAAAAGGGTTACGCCTTCCCCTGCCGCTGTTTCTTTCAAAGGTGCGTAAAAGGCATAAAAATGCAAATTAAGAACTGGAAAAAGTTTCAACACTTTAAAGATAGAAAACCGCCTTGGGTAAAGTTGTATCGAGATTTACTTGATGACATAGAGTGGTTTGAACTTGACCCAAAAGCCGCAAAAGTCTTAGTAATGCTGTGGTTAATAGCCAGCGAAGACGATGGAAACATACCAACTGCAAAACAACTGGCTTTTCGATTAAGAATGTCAGAAAAGGAAACAGAAGTTTGCATTTTCAAGTTGTCTCATTGGCTGGAACAAGGTGATAGCGATGTGATATCAACACGATATCAAGATGATGCACCAGAGACAGAGAGAGAGACAGAGAAAGAGATAGAGACAGAATGTATTAGCCCACCTAGCGGTGGACTTCCAAACTGTGACCATGAAAAAGTAATTGCTCTATACCACCAGCATCTACCAACGTTACGCAAGGTGGAGGTATGGAACGATGCCCGTAAAGGCTACCTACGGCAAAGATGGCGAGAAGTCGCTGAAGAACTAGCAAAAGAAAAAGATGTGCAAGTTACGGACATATTGACTTGGTTTGCTGAATTCTTTAGCCATATTAGCCAATCTAAATTCTTGACAGGCAGGGTAAACAGTAAAGATGGTCGCGCTTTTGTGGCTGACCTAGAGTGGATACTTAAACCATCCAATTTTGCAAAAATTATCGAAGGAAAATACCATGGCACTCAGTAATTTTCGTAACAATGTAAAACAAGAATCTGGCTTTGATGACGAGCAAAGATTGATGTGTTCTGTGTCTGGATGTGGCAAGCGTTGGACGGTGCATATTAGTGGTGATAAGCCCAAATGTTCTAAACATCAATGGGAAGAAAAAACAGATTATTCAATTCCTAGCATTGCCAAGCCTGTTAGCCAGACCGTACAACAGTGGTACGAGAAGGAGGACTTTTGAAATTTATCGAACTATTTGCAGGGATAGGTGGCTTTCGCTTGGGATTAGAGAAAGCTGGTCACGAATGTGTATGGGCTAACGAATTTATGCCAAAGGCAGGAAGTATTTATGAACACAACTTTAAACACAAACCCGATGGAAGAGACATCAGAACAATTCAGCCTGATGAAATCCCCGATTGTGACCTCCTCGTTGGAGGATTTCCGTGTGCAACTTTTTCAGTTGCTGGAAGAAGAACAGGATTCGGTACAGAAGACACACGCGGTACTCTCTTTTTTGAAATATGCAGAATCCTCAGTAGTAAAAGAATCCCATATTTATTCCTTGAAAATGTTAAGGGACTCCTCAACCATGACGGAGGACGAACCTTTGGAGTTATCGTCGCAAGCTTGGATGAACTGGGGTATGACCTCCAATGGGAGTGTCTTAACAGCAAGAATTTTGGAGTCCCACAGAATCGGGAACGAGTATTTATTGTCGGAAATCTTAGAGGAAAGCCCAGACCAAAAGTATTTCCTATCGGAAGGTGCTTTGGAGAGGATGACCAACAGAGCGAACAAGCACAAGGAGAAGGGAAACGGGTTCGGACAAGTTATTTACCAACGCTTGACGGACACTATTACAAAGGCGGGGGAACAAGAGCAGTCATTGACGAAGGAATCTCCACAGATGGACATGTTCGGGCAACTCATTGGAGAAGAACCCATTTCAGAGATGTAAAAGGTGACTACACGCCTACATTGACCGCAAACATGGGAACTGGTGGTAACAACGTCCCATACATTGTTAAAGCTGTGCTAACACCTGATCGAACAGAAAAGCGCCAAAACGGCAGGCGAATTAAAGAACACAACGAACCATCTTTTACCGTAACCGCGCAAGACAGACACGGTGTATTGGTTGGAACTACTTTGAGAAAGTTAACTCCACTTGAATGTGAAAGGTTGCAATCCATTCCTGATAACTGGACAAAATGGTATGCGGATGGTTCTTTAGTCGGTGACGCACAACGCTACGAAAGATGTGGACGCGCTGTCACTGTCAATGTTATATATGAAATTGCAAAAAGGTTGCCATTATGAAATCGTGGACATTTGAAACCCAAGAAATAGCAAACACATTTGACAACCATGTTAGGGAACAGCTTCCTTGGTATGACATGGTGACTGAGTCAGTTGCTTATATTATTAAAAACTATTTATCTGAAAACGATACGGTTGTTGATATTGGCGCATCTACTGGAAACATGATTGAAAAGATTCTTCCTTTGGTGGAAGAGCGTTCTTGTTACATAACAGCTATAGAAAAAAGCGAATCAATGTTTGAGAAATTGAAAAACAAATATGCTAATGAATCTTGCATCGAGCTTGTTGATTCTGATGTTATGGATATTGAATTACCAAAAGCAAAGGTATATATATTGTTTTTAACACTAATGTTTATACCCGTCCAACAACGAAAAAAACTGATGCAAACAATTAAAAACAAATGTGAAAATGGTGGCGTAATTATTATTGTTGATAAAGTTTGTGACCATTGTGGATATTTTTCAACAGTTCTTAAAAGACTAACCATGCACTTTAAATTGTTGCAAGGTGCCAAACCAGAAGATGTATTGACAAAAGAAATGTCGCTTGCTGGTATACAAATTCCTATTGATATATCTTTGCTAGAAGATGCAAAAGAGTTTTTTAGAATGGGTGAGTTTGCTGGATGGGTGATTGAGCTATGACCAAGACTGAAGCCCATGAACTACTTACGGCAAGACGGGGAGGGCTTGCAGTCCTACCTAGCACGATTAATTACGCACTATGGCTCACAGGAGACCTTAGAGCAGATGCGTTGGAGTTTGGCAAGGGAATGGCTGAAGAGGCATCAGGAGAAGGTCAAGGCGGTGGGCAAAGTAAAAGCAATGACATGGTGGCACAGTCAGGCAGATATTATGGAAGCCAAGCGTGGTTTGACGTTCATTACGGAGTTAAAGAACCGCATGAACCAAATAAGGAACAACAATGACCCAATTTAACCAAGCAGAGATGGAATCAAAGATTAAACAAGAATATCTGCGTGAGATGAAATACCCATCTAGAGAGCAGTTGATCGCTGAAGTTACGGTGCTGACCGAACTAGTGCGTGTTCTGTCAGACAGAATTACTGAACTGGAAAAGAAATGAGATACGCCAAAAGGGTTGACGCAAACCAAGACCAGATAGTCTCAGCCCTACGAGCGGCTGGCGCTTATGTTTGGATTATTGGGCTACCAGTAGACCTTTTGGTTGGCTACAAAGGGCATACCTTTCTTGTTGAAGTCAAAGATGGCTCTAAAAAGCGTTTAACAGCCCTACAAGACGATTTCTTTCAGAATTGGACTGGTAGTACCTTGGCAAGGATAGACAGCCCAGAAGCCGCGTTAAGAATGATAGGAGTTTTGCGTGAAATACCAACTAACGAGTGAAGATCAGGCAAGGGCGTTGATGACCACACTGTGGCCAAAGGTGTTGACCGCGTTAAATGCAGGTAAGGAATTGGTGCTAGAGGTCAAGGCTGCGGACAAGACCAGAGAGCAAGAGCTTAAATATCACGCCATGATTGACGAAATAGCCAAACAAGCAAGCCACATGGGTGCCAAGTGGTCATCTGAGGATTGGAAAAGGTTATTGGTAAACCAGTTTTGCAAGGAAAACGGGATAAAAACGGGCGTAGTTATCCCTAATTTGAGTGGCGATGGGATTGTGCAATTAGAAATGCAAACACGCAAGTTCACTAAAGAGCAGGCAAGTGACTTTGTAGAGTTCCTATACGCTTGGGGCGCAGATCATGGTATTACCAATTCAAAAGTTTAAATATTTGAGGAGTAGAAAGCATTTACAGAATGTTGCAGAACTGCCTTGCCAGTACTGTGGAACGGAAGGACAGACACAAGCTGCTCACAGTAACTGGGCAGAACATGGCAAGGGAAGGGGAATAAAGGCAAGCGATGAGTTCACGGCAGCTCTTTGCTATACATGCCATGCAGAACTAGATCAGGGAATGAGCTTGTCAAGGGAAGAGAGAAGGGTAATGTGGGATATCGCATACGCCAAAACTTTGGTAGAGTTAGAAAAGAGAGAGATAAAATGCCAAGACAAATAGGGATAAGGTCTCTATCTGTGTTGGTAACCGAGTAAGGGTTAGCGCCTTACCCTTTCATGTTGTGCAAATACAGAAAGACGGAAACTCTGCTTTATGAGGCGGTTACCAACTCCTAATTAGTGTAGTAAAAAAGCATTAGTAAGGCAGAACGGTATTGAGATCATGTAGGGGATGATAGTAAAGAGATTGGTAATGCAGTTGCCAAGTTTAGGTAGGAGTAATCAAGACAGGATTGATGCTCCTACTCTTTTTTGACAAACACAGAAAAAATGAGAATAGACAACCAAAGCGCTTTTCGTTGACAATTTGACATAAATACGCACGCGCACGAAGGAAATATGGGAAAAACAGCACAAAATGCCGTGAAACGCTCGGTTGGCAGGCCAGTTATATGGGAAGAGGACAATCCTGTGTGGGAAGAGGTTGTCTCGCAGATGGCTACGGGTAAGAGTCTGTCATCGGTGCTGAGAGCGCCTGGTATGCCTCCTTGGGCTACCTTTAACCGAATGCTGAGAAGCAATGAGCAGTTGCGTGTTGCTTACGACAAGGCGGTGCAAGACAGGGCTGATAAGCTGGCAGACGAGATCATTGAGCTATCAGACGCGGTAATGCCAGAAGGCTTACGAGGACCAGAGGCAAGCGCTTGGGTGCAACAGAAGAGGCTACAGGTAGACGCTAGGAAGTGGGTAGCCAGTAAGCTCAAGCCCAGAACCTATGGTGACCGCATCGATGTCAGCGTGGTAGACCAGCGTATCAGCGTGATAGACGCTATCAACGAGGCGCAGGCTAGGGTAAGTTACGACAGAAGCAATGTGACTGACATTGAGGTTAAAGACGAGAACTAAAGCGTATGGCTACTTCACACTATGTTCATTATGTAAAGTTCTTTAGCGGTTATGCACAGGTTTGTAAGCAAGATTGTGAATAAGGTGAGGGAAATCCTACCGATTGTGGACAACTAGGCGCTGGCTCTGTGGATAAATGACCCAAGCGCCCTATGCCCATCCACCATCCAGACCGAAGGGGGGGGGGAGGACCGACGAGGAAAGGTCACAGGAACGGTGCACCCGCACACAATTTTTTATTATTTTTTTTTAAATTAAGATCGCCTCATGCAACTGCCCATTTACAAGTCTGAAGAAGAACAAAAACTGATGGTGGAGCTTTGGTCTCCTACCATCTCAGATGATCCAGAAGCCTTTGTCTTGTTTGCATTCCCTTGGGGGCAGAAGAATACGCCTTTGGCTAAGTTCACTGGTCCAAGGAAATGGCAACGAGAAGTATTGCGAGATATAACCGCCCACATTAAAAAGCAAAAAGGCTTAGTTGATTACGACACCATCCGTATGGCTGTCTCCTCTGGGCGCGGTATCGGCAAGTCTGCCCTAGTATCTTGGCTTATTCTGTGGATGCTGACTACCCGTATCGGTGGATCGGTGGTGGTGTCGGCTAACTCTGAGAATCAGTTAAGGTCGGTCACATGGGCTGAATTGACTAAATGGGCTGCTATGCTGATCAATAGTCATTGGTGGGAGATTTCAGCGACAAAGTTAATCCCTGCACAGTGGTTAACAGAACTGGTTGAGCGCGATCTTAAAAAAGGCACTCGTTATTGGTCTTGTGAGGGCAAACTCTGGTCAGCAGAAAACCCTGACTCTTACGCTGGTGTCCACAACCAAGACGGCATGATGCTGATTTTTGACGAATCTAGCGGTATCCCTAACCCAATCTGGGAGGTGGGTGCAGGCTTCTTTACCGAGAACACTCCTGACAGATACTGGTTTGCCTTCTCCAATCCGCGTAGGAATGAGGGCTACTTTTTTGAGTGCTTCCATGCCAAACGAGACTTTTGGACATCTAAGATTGTGGACGCTAGGACGGTGGAAGATACCGACAAGTCTGTCTATCAACAAATCATTGCCGAATATGGCGAAGATTCAAGCCAAGCCAAAGTCGAGGTTTATGGGGAATTCCCATCCGCAGGCGAAGACCAGTTCATTAGCCCAATGATTGTGGATGACGCAATGAAAAGGGAAAAGTGGAAAGACTTAACCGCACCTACGATTGTGGGAGTCGACCCTGCCCGTGGTGGCGCAGACTCTACAGTCATTGCTGTCAGACAAGGGCGAGATATTGTGGCGATTAAGCGATATAAGGGCGAAGACACAATGGAAATTGTTGGCAGAGTCATTGACGCAATAGAGGAATACAAGCCTGCACTTACCGTTATTGACGAAGGTGGTCTTGGATATGGAATTCTTGATCGACTGACAGAGCAGAGATACAAAGTGCGTGGTGTTAACTTTGGAAACAAGGCAAAACACTCGCAAGCATTTGGAAATAAACGCGCAGAAATGTGGAACGACATGCGAAACTGGTTAAAATCTGCTAGTATTCCGTCTGATAGACAACTAAAAGCTGATTTAACTGGGCCAACAAAGAAGCCCAATTCATCTGGCACGATATTTTTAGAGGGAAAGAAAGAAATGAAAGCACGAGGGTTGGCTTCACCAGACGCTGCCGATGCTATCGCTGTCACTTTTGCTTTTCCTGTAGCGCACAGAGAGTACACTGAACCTACTCACCGCATTAATGCACAAGGCAGTTCAGTATCAACAAGTTGGATGGGTGCTTAGATATGGCAAAAAAAAGCGTTTCTTTGTCAGTAGGTAGAGGCGAAAAACTCCCAGTGTCCAAGGGCGCAGGGCTGACCGCCAAAGGGCGTGAGAAATACAACCGTGAAACTGGTAGCAATCTAAAAGCGCCAGCACCAAACCCAAAGACCAAGGCAGACCAAGGTCGCAAGGATTCATTTTGTGCAAGAATGGGCGCAGTAGCCGCTAACGCCAAAGATGGCGAACGCGCCAAGGCAGCCCTTAAACGATGGAAGTGTTGATCATGGCAACAAAACTTGGACTCTACGCAAATATTCATGCAAAACAAGCTCGTATCGCAGCTGGTAGCAAAGAGAAAATGCGTCCTGTAGGCGCTAAAGGCGCTCCAACTGCCAAGGCATTTAAAGAATCTGCTAAAACAGCAAAGAAGAAATAATGCCATTAGTCAAATCCGCAAGCAAAGAAGCATTCCGCAAGAATGTGAAGGCTGAGATTGCCTCTGGCAAACCAGTTAAACAGGCTGTGGCGATTGCTTACAGCACAAAACGTGAAGCCCAAAAACCCATGTCGAAAGGTAAAAAATGAAATCTACTACCCAACAAATCAACAAAATTGTGTCTCGTGAACCAAAAGTTCAAAATGGCGGAATGCCTGATCGCAATAAAGAGACATCTTCACCTACGGTTAATTTAAATGCCACTATTCCTAGTGGTAACAATGTCAAAGCAACTGTAGACAGCGTATTAAACAAGATTAAATAATGGCTGATTACACAGGCATCGCGGCTGCGGGGGCAGTCTCCGAAGGCGGTAAGCCTAAGAAAAGCGCGTCCGACATCTTAGCTACCGCAAGATCGCGGTTAGATATGGCCATGTCTGCGCTATCTGAGTCGCGTGAAGACGAGACAGATGATTTAAGGTTTTATGCTGGCTCACCTGACAACCATTGGCAATGGCCTGCTGACGTATTGGCCACCCGTGGTGCTGTACAAGGTCAAACCATCAACGCTCGTCCTTGCCTGACAATCAATAAACTGCCACAACATGTGCGCCAAGTCACAAATGATCAGCGCCAAAACAGACCAGGCGCAAAGGTCATACCTGTAGATGACAACGCTGATATAGAAGTCGCTGAAATCTTCAATGGCATGATTCGCCACATTGAATACATCTCTGATGCTGATGTTGCCTATGACACAGCCTGTGAAAACCAAGTCTCTTATGGCGAAGGCTATATCCGTCTATTAACCGAGTATTGCGAAGACAACACCTTTGATCAAGACATCAAGATTGGGCGTATCCGTAACAGTTTCTCGGTCTACATGGACCCAACAATCCAAGACCCAACAGGCGCAGACGCTAAGTATTGTTTTATTACTGAAGACATCACAAAAGACGAATTTGAGCGCATGTATCCAGACGCAGCGCCCATTACAACCTTGCAATCATTGGGCGTTGGCGATCAATCCATAAGTAATTGGCTAAATGAAGACACAATCCGTGTTGCCGATTATTACTACATTGACTATGACCGCGCTACGCTGAACCTCTACCCTGGCAATGCAACCGCATTCCAAGGCACACCAGAAGACAAAGAATTAAGGGCTTATTACGGCAAACCAATGAAGTCACGCGAGTCTGACCGTCCAAAGGTCAAGTATTGCAAAATCAACGGTTACGAAATCCTTGAAGAGCGCGAGTGGGCAGGCAAATACATTCCTGTGATCCGCATTGTCGGCAACGAGTTTGAAGTAGATGGGCGTTTGTATGTGTCTGGTTTGGTAAGAAACGCCAAAGACGCACAACGGATGTACAACTACTGGGTTAGCCAAGAAGCAGAGATGCTTGCGCTAGCTCCCAAAGCGCCTTTTATTGGATATGGTGGTCAGTTTGAAGGTTATGAGAATCAGTGGAAGACAGCAAACACAACTAACTGGCCATATCTAGAGGTAAACCCTGATGTAACTGATGGTCAAGGCGCTGTCTTGCCATTACCTCAGAGAGCGCAACCTCCAATGGCTTCAAGTGGTTTGTTGCAAGCGAAGGCTGGCGCATCTGAAGACATAAAGTCCACAACTGGTCAATACAACGCTTCTCTAGGAATGGGAAGCAATGAGCGATCAGGACGAGCGATTCTTGCGCGTCAGCGTGAGGGTGATGTGGGAACTTACCATTATGGTGACAACCTTGCCCGTGGTGTAAAACACATTGCGCGTCAATTGATTGACCTGATTCCTAAGATTTACGATACCCAACGGATCGCTCGAATCATTGGTGAAGATGGCGAGACTAAGATGGTCAAGATTAACCCTGATCAGCCACAGCCAGTCAATAAAATTGTGAACCAAGAAGGTATTGTGATCGAGAAGATTTACAACCCTGGCGTTGGCAAGTACGATGTGGTTGCGACAACAGGACCAGGCTACGCCACCAAGCGCCAAGAGGCTTTGGAAGCTATGGCTCAACTTCTGCAAGGCAACCCCCAACTGTGGGCGGTTGCTGGTGACTTGTTTGTCAAGAACATGGATTGGCCAGGCGCTCAAGAGATGTCCAAACGCTTTGCCAAGACCATTGATCCCAAGCTCATGTCTGACGGTGATGATGACCCAATGTTGCAAGCCGCCCAACAGCAGATTCAAGCAATGGGCGCTGAGATGGAACAGATGCACGGCATGTTGGTCAATGTTGGCAAGTCTATTGAGGCACAAGACCAAGAGCGCAAAGACTTTGAAGCCCAAGTCAAGATGTACGAGGCAGAGACTAAACGCATCGCAGCGGTACAAGCGGGCATGTCTGAACAACAAATCCAAGACATTGCTATGGGCGTAGTCGCTGCGGCGATGGAGTCTCAGAACATGATCTACGAGATGCCTGGTCGGGAACAAAACGAAATGATGCCTGAGTCTGCTGAATACCAACAGCCTCCAGAAATGCCACCACAAGGAATGCCAAATGAAATGCGCTGATTTTTTAGGAATCTTATTTTTAGCCCGTGATGTTGCACATTCGGTGCATTTGAACACTCGCAGTTTCAGCAAACACACAGCGCTAAACATCTTTTATGACCGCATTATTGGCGCGGCGGATGATTTTGCTGAAGCCTACCAAGGGCGTCACGGATTGATTGGCCCAATCACCTTGCATTCGGCAAAGAAAACAGCCAACATCATTGAGTTTTTAGAAGACTCATTGGCGGAAATTGAAAACGCTAGATATAGCGTAGTTGACAAAAGTGATTCATCTTTACAGCAACTTATTGACAACATTGTTGAGATTTATCTTCGCACCCTATACAAATTAAGGTTCTTAGCATGACCGTATATCTTTCAGCCCTTGCTGGCGCAGGAGCGCAATTTCTTGACAATAGTGGCGTAATCTTGTCGGGCGGTAAGCTGTACTCATACGCAGCAGGCACTACCACCCCACAAGCCACTTACACTAGCGCGTCAGGCTCTATCGCACACACAAACCCAATCATCCTCAATTCTGCTGGGCGTGTTGCCACAGGTGAAATTTGGTTGACTGCCACTCAAAATTACAAATTTGTACTGTACACATCTACCAATGTGTTGATTGCCTCATGGGACAACATTTCAGGTATCAATGATTTAAATGATTTTGTTGCCAATTTAGCCAATACGTCTAACCCTGCATTGGGCGATGCGCTTGTTGGGTTTAGACAATCTAACTCAAGCGGAAATTTAACGGGTTCTGTTGGACGCACAGTCCATCAAAAACTTCAAGAATCTGTTAGTGTCTTGGATTTTGGCGCTACTGGTGACGGTTTAACTGATGACACGGCTGCAATCAATGCTGCAATTACGGCCATCAATGCCCTTGGTGGGGGAACTGTTTTATTTCCTGAAGGCACATATCTAGTTGGTGATGTGGGAGGTAACACTGCCATTTCTTTGTTAAGTAACGTTACATTGAACGGTAGTGGAATCAACGCAACAATTATTAAGTTAAAGAACAACGGAAATGCACACGTTATAAGTGCCTCAAGCGTAAGTAATGTCGCTATCACCAATCTGACAGTAGACGGAAACAGAGCAAATCAGTCTCTTGGTGTTCACTGTATACGCGGCGGTGATGTTGATGGCTACTTTATTGAAAACGTAGAAGCTAAACAGGCATACGCTTATGGCATCGGATTTCAAACTGGAACCTTTAAGCGCATCAAGTTAAACAATATCTATGTCCATGACACAGGTCTAGACGGTATTGACTTAAAAAATAAAAATAGCGATAACGAAGATGTGCAATATTCCAACATTACTGTGCGTCAATGGGGGCTAGACACCACAGCAACCGTTCAAACGTCAATGGACATTCGTGGAGTAGCTGAGTTAGTCAACATTGATGCTCGAAACCCTGGCAACAACACTTGTGTTGGAATTCGTTTCCGTCAAGGCGAAGTTGGCGATGTCAATGGTCTTGGCGGTCACAAATCTAGCCTGACAAATTTCTTTGTTGACATGGGCGCGACCACCACCTCGGTGGGATTGAACATTGTTGCAAGGGATATAACTGTTAGCAACGGTCATATTCAAGGCGGCTTGTTTGGTGTCTCTGTTCAAGATTCTGGCGCAAGAATATCCCAAGTAACTGTAACAGGCACTAGCGGTAGAGCGTGGATTCTTGATAATCAAGGTAGTGGATTAGATGCTGATGATTGCGTGCTAACTGCTTGTCATGCACATGATTGTGCGGCTCAGGGGTTTACTATTAGAACGGATAGATGTCAACTGATTGGTTGTTATTCATACAGTAACGACCGAGGTATGGTTATTGAATCAACCGCTGATAACACAAGAATTATTGGTGGTGACGTTACGCGTAACACTACATCTGGATTGACTACTTCAGGTACAAACGATTCAATTAGAAACGTCAATGGGTTTGTCAATGAAGTTACTCTCATATCTTCTAATTTGGCTATTGACGCAACAGGAAGCAAGGCATTTACGATTGCTCACGGAATGAGCGTTACCCCGTTATTGCAGGATGTGTCGGTATCGCTTTTGCGGAACACCAATGTTAATGACTATGAATTGGCGTTTTTTCAGGTAGGCGCTGTTGACTCAAACAATGTGTCTGGTCGTGTACTTGTTTCAACAGCAAGTGCAACAGGAGGCGCTGTTATCAACGTAGGCGTAAAAATCAGCACAAAGGCGTATTGATATGGCAACATACTTTTGGGTTGGTGGAACAGGCACTTGGAACAATTCAAGCACAACGAATTGGTCTTTACTTTCTGGTGGCATTGGCGGTGCTGGCCCACCTTTATCAACTGACATTGTAAATTTTGATACCAATTCAGGAACTGGAACTTGCACAACTGCGGCTGGGTCTGCTTGTGCTACGGCTACATTGAACAGTGCAACATTGGGCTTGACGCTAGGTGCAGCCCATTCAATGAGTGGCACTTTTACCCTGACCCAAGGAACTTTGAGCTTGGGTAGTTTTAAGTTGACTTGTAATATCTTTAGCTCGTCCAACGCCAATACGCGATCTATTGCGTTTGGGACAGGGGATATTACGTTAACAGGCAATGCCGCGACTATTTTTACAACTGCAACGGCTACTAACTTTAGCGTTTCAGGAACGCCAGTTATTAACGCAACTTACAGCGGATCAACAAGTACACGAACTATATCTTTGGGCAACATGGGCGAAGCTAACGCCATAAGCGTTAACGTAACCGCTGGCGCTGATATTGTGTCTTTGGCGACAACTTCTGGTTCGTATAAAAACGTAAACTTTACGGGCTTTAGCGGTTCAATGACGTTTAACAACTCGTTAAGTATTTTTGGCAATTTAACCATTTCAACTGGTATGACGTTAAATGCTGCAACAGCAACAGTTACTTTTGCGGCTACATCAGGTATTCAAAATATAACCAGTAACAATAAATCATTTGACAACCCATTTATCGTAAACGCTGTCGGTGCGACTGTACAACTGGTAGACAATTTCACCACTGGCCCAACTCGTACAGTCACGTTCACTGCTGGTGATTTACACATAAACAATCAGACGTTAAGCACAGGATTGTTTAGCTCATCTAATAGCAATACTAGAACTATTGATTTTAAAAGTGGAAATATTACCGTCACAGGAAACAGCGCAACTGTTTGGACAACTTCTACTTCTACAGGACTATCTATTTTAGGAACGCCAACAGTTAACGCTACTTACTCAGGCTCAACAGGTACGAGAACAATTACAACGTCTAACAGCACAACAGATGCCAACGCTATTAACTTTAATATTTCAGCAGGGACAGATACCGTAGCTTTGGGTCAGCGTTATGGCACATTAAACTTTACTGGTTTTAGTGGAACTTTAACCAATACCGCAAGGTTTATCTATAGAAATTTAATTATTTCTTCTGGCATGACTTGCACAGCAGGCACAAATGCAACAACTTTTGCAGGCACGTCAGTTACACAGCAAATTACCACCAATAATAAAACGCTAGATTTTCCATTGTCCTTCAATGGCGCTGGTAGCACGTTTGCTTTTCAAGATACGCTTACTCAAGGTTCAACACGGGCCTTCACAATTTTTGAAGGAACGGTTCAACTTAAAGCTAGTGTGACTAGCACAGTCGGTTCTTTTGTTGCAAATACCGCAAACACAAAAACACTTCGTTCAACAACGCCTGGCACTCAAGCCACAATATCACAGGCTAGTGGCACAGTAACTGTGTCTGACCTAACCATCCAAGACTCAAATGCTACAGGAGGCGCGTCTTGGACAGCTTATGCTGACTATGAAAATATTGATGCTGGCAACAATGATGGATGGGATTTCAGCTTATCACCACCCTATGCAACTTATGAACCTCCAATTATCATAAGATCGTTTACACAACCTCGGAGATTTTGACATGACTATGAACCTTAAAGCCGTTACAACTTGTTTCGGCTATCAACAGATCACAACCTTGACTGCATCTACTGCTTTGACAGTCCCCGTCAATTCACCAGATGGCTTAAACGCTAAACCCGTGTTGGCTTTGATTGTGGCCGAAGGCGCTCCAGTGCGTTGGCGTGATGACGGAACAGCCCCTAGCGCCACTGTTGGTATGCCAATTGCGGTTGGAGTGCCGTTTCAATACGATGGCGATTTGACAAAGATTCGGTTTATTCAACAATCCTCAAGTGGGATTTTGAACATAAGTTATTACTCATAAATGTTTAACCTAATCCATCCCGTCATGGCGTTAGTGATTGTTCTGGTCTTTGACCAGTTCGGGCTAAGTCTTGTCGGTGCTGTGCTTGTTTCTGCTTTCTTTGCTGGTCGTGAACACGCCCAAGCAGAATACAAGTGGATTGAGCATTACGGCAACGGCAAACGTGCCAACATGAAGTGGTGGAATGCTTTTGAGCCAAGGGTTTGGGATTTCCATTCTTGGTTTTGGAATTTGGTTGCGCCTATCGGTGTAGCATTTAGTTTCGTTTTGTTGTAAGATAACAAAAACCTGTATCGGCCCAGTAGACCGAGGAATCTTAGGATTCAGAAAACATGACTGAAGAAGTCCAACAAAACCTAGCGGAAGTTGACTCCGCGCCAGCTCCTGAAGTGACGGCCACTCCCGAGACTGAAGTTCAAACGTCGGAAACGCCAGAAGTAGTATCTAAGACATTTTCGCAAGAGGAACTAGACGCTGCGATAGGCAAACGCCTCGCAAGAGAGCAACGTAAGTGGGAAAGAGAACAAGCAAATCGCCAGTCTGAACAACAGGTGATGAAAGCTGCTCCAACTGCGTCCGTTGATCAGTATGAAAGCCCAGAAGCCTATGCGGAAGCATTGGCCTATCAAAAGGCTGAAGAATTGATCGCCAAACGTGAATCAGCCAAACAGCAATCTGCCGTTCTTGAGAGCTACCATGACCGTGAGGAAGAGGCTCGGAGTAAGTACGATGACTTTGAACAAGTTGCGTATAACCCGAAACTTCCAATTACGAACGTGATGGCAGAAACGATCCAGTCTTCAGACATTGGACCTGAGTTAGCATACTACTTAGGTTCTAATCCCAAAGAAGCAGATCGCATCTCACGCATGACGCCACTTGTACAGGCAAAAGAAATTGGGAAGATTGAGGCTAAATTAGCATCTGATCCACCAGTTAAAAGAACTACGTCAGCGCCAGCGCCTATTTCGCCTGTCACAGCCCGATCCACTGGATCGCCTGCTTATGACACTACTGATCCTCGGTCTACCAAGGCTATGACGGATTCGCAGTGGATTGAAGCAGAACGGCTAAGACAACGAAAGAAGTGGGAAGCGCAGAACCGCTAAATCAACATTTAAAGGACTTTTTCCATGTCTAACAGTATTCTGACCATTGACATGATTACTAGAAAAGCTCTCGAAATCCTCGAGAACAACCTAGTACTCACCCGTAACGTGAACCGCCAGTACGACGATAGCTTTGCTGTCGAAGGTGCGAAGATCGGTTCAACCCTCCGTATCCGTTTACCTGACCGCGCTTTGGTGACTGACGGTGCAGCCTTGCAAGTGCAAGATGACAACGAGCAGTTCACCACTTTGTCTGTAGCCAGCCAAAAGCACATTGGTGTCAACTTCACATCTGCTGAATTGACCATGCAATTGGATGACTTCGCAGAGCGTGTGTTGAAGCCCCGTATTAGCCAATTAGCATCTTCCATTGATGCTGACGTTGCTAATGCTTACAAAACCATCGGTAACACTGTTGGCACACCTGGCACTACTCCTTCTACTTCTTTGGTCTTGTTGCAAGCCCAACAGAAACTGAACGAAAACGCTGCTGTGATGTCACCACGTTACGCTACCGTTAACCCTGCCGCTAACGCTGGTTTGGTTGAAGGCATGAAAGGTTTGTTCAATCCTACCGACACTATCAGCAAGCAGTTCAAGAACGGCATGATGGGTACTGGCGTGTTGGGCTTTGAAGAAGTCAACATGTCTCAGTCAATCAAGCAACATTCAACTGGCACTCGCGCCGCTACGGGTAACACCACTGGCGCTGCTGTGACCACTGAAGGTGCATCTACTCTGACATTGACTGTCGGCTCTAGTGAGACCATCGCTGTTGGTGACGTGTTTACGATTGCTGATTGCTACGCTGTGAACCCACAAACCCGTGAATCCACTGGTTCGTTGTTCCAGTTCGTGGCTTTGGCTTCTTCAACAAGCAGCACAACTGCTACTGTTACCGTTGCTCCTATGTACTCAGCATCAAGCGCTTTGGCAACCATGTTGACATTGCCTGCTAATGCCAAAGCTGTTGTGTTTGTTGGAACTGCTTCTACCCAGTACCCACAGAACTTGGTCTATCACAAAGATGCGATCACTTTTGCTACTGCTGACTTGTTGCTCCCACAAGGTGTTGACATGGCTGCTCGTGCGGTTCATAACGGTATCAGCTTGCGCGTTGTTCGCCAGTACGATATCAACAATGACCGTATGCCTTGCCGTATTGACGTACTGTATGGCTTCAGCACCATCCGTCCACAAATGGCTTGCCGCATTTGGGGCTAAATTGAATGCCCCTTCGGGGGCTTCATTCCGTAACTCTTTTTAAGGATATATATCATGGCATTACCTAATGGCGCAGGCGGTTACCAAATTGGTGACGGCAATCTGACTGAAATTCAAATGAACACCCAAGCTACCCCAGCAACGGCAACTGTCACGGCAACGTTGACAACTACCCAATTGCTGAACGGTATCATTTTGGGAACTCCTACTACAACCGCAGCCGCATACACACTGCCTTTGGCTACTGATCTAGACGCTGTTGTGTCTAGCGCCAAAGTTGGTAGCAGCTTTGAGTTTGTAGTAGTTAACACCAACGGTTCTGGTGCTGGCGTGATTACCATCACTACCAACACTGGATGGTCAATTGGAACATCAGGCTCACAAGGCTTGATGACCGTTACCACTGCTGGTACTGCTCAAAACTATCGCGCAGTGAAAACTGGCGATGGCGCTTGGTCTTTGTACCGCGTTGGCTAAAACTTAATGGGGGCTTCGGCCTCCATTTTTAAAGGACTAAATCATGCCAAATACTATTGCTGTGGGCGTTGCGTTTGAAGACGCACAACTTAATGGCGCAATTATGGGTAAAACTGGAGGAACTGCAGGTTTCTTCGGTGCTAATCCAACAACTAAGCCTGCGGCCAACACCGCTGCCTTAACTACAATCACGTCTACTGCACCTGGTACGCCAGACTTTGCAATTCAAGATTTGACTCAAACAACCCCATTTGGTTTTGTTACCAAAGATGAGGGTAATTCAGTGTTGTCGGTGATTGCAAATTTGCAAGCGCGAGTAACGCAATTAGAAACTAAACTTCAAACTCTTGGTTTGTTGTCTTAAACCAAAGGGGGCTAATCACCCCCTTCTTTAACTTATGGCTATTATTTACATGTCTCACCCAGTTCACGGTGCAAAGGTTGCCACTATGGAACTTGAGGCTGTATATGATGAAGAAAATGGTTGGACAAGGTATACTTTGGATACGCCTGTAATTGAAGAAGAGGCGGCTCCTGTTGTGAATACATTGGAAGTTAAGCGTAGGCGTGGCCGCCCTGCTGTAGAGGTGGTCGAACAAGGAGCGTAATAATGGCCACATACACGGCTGGCGATCAAATCAATAGGGCATTGCGATTGCTCGGCGTATTGGCTGAAGGTGAAACCCCATCGGCATCGGTTTCGCAAGACTCGCTCATGGCTTTAAACCAGATGATCGACTCGTGGAATACCGAGCGATTGGCTGTTTTTAGCACTCAAGATCAGATATTTACTTGGCCTGCTGGGTTTATTAACCGCACTCTTGGCCCAACTGGTGACTTTGTTGGCAATCGTCCTATCTTGTTGGACGATGCTACTTACTACCGTGACGCAGGCACTAATGTGTCATTCGGTATAAAAATGATTAACCAACAGCAGTACGATGGTATTGCTGTTAAGACGGTAACGTCTACTTACCCACAAGTGTTGTTTACCAACATGACATATCCTAATATTGATATGTACATCTATCCCAAGCCTACAAGGGACTTGGAGTGGCACTTTATTTCGGTGGAAGAACTAACTCAGCCTGCTACCCTAGCAACTGATATTTTGTTCCCACCAGGCTATCTAAGGGCGTTTACCTACAACTTGGCTATGGAAATAGCGCCTGAGTTTGGTGTTGAACCAAGCCCACAAGTGCAACGCATAGCCATGACATCTAAGCGCAATCTCAAGCGCATCAACAACCCAGATGACGTAATGTCCATGCCTTACGCCATTGTCGCTTCTCGTCAACGATTTAACATTTACGCAGGAAACTACTAATATGGCCACCATTGCAATTTCAGCCCTCCCTGTAGCGACCGCTGCCGCTACCACTGACGTTTTGCCTATTGTCCAAGGCGGAACAACCAAACAAGTCACCAACGCGCTGTTGTTTACCAACTCAACATTGGTAGCGCCTGCGCTTGGAACGCCTGCTAGTGGCACTTTGACCAACTGTACAGGCTTGCCTGTTGCAACGGGCATAAGTGGATTGGGGTCAGGTATAGCCACATTTTTGGCTACACCAACTAGCGCCAATTTAGACGCTGCGGTTACTGACGATACAGGAGCTGGCGTATTAGTATTTTCAAATACACCAACTTTAGTTACGCCTGTCCTTGGCGCGGCTACAGGTACAAGTCTTGTATTGAGCAGCTTTAATGCGGTAAGCGCCGCCGCCCCAACGATTGCAAGCGCGACAACAATTGCCCCAACAACTCCAATTTCTTTTGTTTCAGGAACAACAGCAGTTGTAACCATCACAGCACCAAGCCCAATTTCTGCTGGCGGTGGTGCTGTTGTATTGATTCCAACTGGCGCGTTTACTTGGACAACCGCAGGAAATATTGCTGTGGCGGGTACAGCAGTAGTGAGTAGGACATTGACAATGACCTATGACGCTACGACAACCAAGTGGTATCCAAGTTACGTCTAACATGAAAACACCGATTCTTGGAAGCGCCTATGTTGCTCGCAGTATCAACGCTGCGGATAACCGCATGGTTAATTTGTTTCCAGAAATCATTCCTGAAGGCGGAAAAGAACCAGCGTTTTTGAATCGTGCGCCAGGCCTAAACTTTCTGCAAACCGTAGGCACTGGACCTATTCGTGGGTTATGGGCACACCAAACAAACGGTACAGATTTCTTTGTTGTGTCTGGTACTGAAGTTTATAAATTAAGTGGCTTAACGAGTACACCCGTCAAAATTGGTAATGTGTCTGGCACTGGTCCTGTAAGCATTGCTGACAATGGCGCAGTAATCTTCTTTGCTTGTGATGGTCCAAGCTACACATATTACGAACCGACAGGCGCGTTTGACCAGATCACAGACGTTAACTTCCCTGGCGCAAAGACGGTTAGTTACTTAGACACCTTGTTTGTGTTTAACGAACCCTACAGCCAACGCATTTGGAGCGTAGACACCATCAATCCTGCCAATGGTAACTACATCTATCCTTTGGTTTTTAATGCCTTAGACTTCTCATCTGCTGATGGATCGCCTGACGGTGTGGTGGCGGTCAACGCTGACCACCGACAGTTATGGGTATTTGGAACTGATTCGACTGAAGTTTGGTACAACGCAGGGCTTGCCAACTTCCCATTAACGCCCATCCAAGGCGCGTTTAATGAGATTGGATGTGTGGCTGCCTTCTCGGTTGCAAAGCTCGATAACACCCTATTCTGGCTAGGCACAGATGCCCGTGGTCAAGGTATTGTTTATCGCGCTAATGGATACGCTGCAACTCGTGTCTCAACACATGCGATAGAGTACGCAATCGCCCAATACGGCAATATTGCAGATGCTTTGGCCTACACTTACCAAGAAGAAGGTCATTCTTTTTACATGCTGACATTTCCAAGCGCTAACGCGACTTGGTGCTATGACGTATCGACACAGGCTTGGCATGAACGTGCGGGTTGGGTCAATGGTGACTTTACGCGCCACCGTAGCAATTGCCAATGTAACTTTGGTGGCAACATCATTGTTGGTGACTTTGAGAATGGCAACATCTACACGCTAGACCTTGATGTATATGCTGACAACGGTCAGATACAAAAATGGTTGCGCTCTTGGAGAGCGTTGCCAACAGGCACAAATACTCTTAAACGCACTTCCCAACACAGCTTACAACTTGATTGTGAGACAGGCGTTGGATTGGATTTATACCCTGCGTATGACGGTAATGAAAACATAGATACCGAATCAGGGTTAGACCTTGTGGCTGAATATGTGCAAACGTATTTGGTTACGCAATCTGGGGTTACATTGACCACTGAAGCAGGGGACGGGTTTGAACCTCTAGGTCAGTATGACTTACCAGATACCGACATTAGTGGGTACAACTTGGTTACTACGGGCTATCCAGCAGCGCCAGGCTACAACCCAGAGGTCATGTTGCGTTGGTCTGATGACGCTGGCCACACTTGGTCAAACGAGCATTGGTCACAGATGGGCAAGATTGGCGCTTATGGCCACCGAACATTTTGGAGACGTTTGGGCATGACTTTGAAGTTGCGTGATCGGGTCTATGAGATTTCTGGAACTGATCCCGTCAAGATTGCCATTGTTGGCGCAGAACTCCTAATTTCACCGACTAATGCGTAATGGCTACAAGCATTAACCAAATTACCGCGCCCCGTGTTGATTTTCTTGATCCAAACACAGGAAAAATCTCGCGTGAATGGTATATGTTTTTGTATAACCTGTACACCATTACGGGCGCAGGCATAGGGATTACCCCAATCATCAATGGTGGCACAGGGCTAGGCACAGTTCCTACAAATGGCCAACTGCTAATCGGCAACGCAGGCACATATACCTTAAACACACTAGGCTTTGGCACTGGTATCTCAGTTACCAACGGTCTAGGAACAATAACCGTTACCAATACCTTGCCAGACCGCACAGTGGTATTAACAGGTGCTGGCACGACAACCGTTACGGGTACTTACCCAAACTTTACGATTACTTCAAATGATGCGTTTGTTGGCACTGTTACTAGCGTAAGCGGTACTGGAACGGTCAACGGCATCACATTAAGCGGTACGGTTACAAGTTCAGGCAGTTTGACACTTGGTGGCACTTTAAGTGGCGTTAGTCTGACCAGTCAGGTAAGTGGGATTTTGCCAGTAGCCAATGGCGGTACTGGATTGGGGGTTGGTTATCTTGTAGCAGGCCTTCCTACAGCAGGAACGGTTGGGCGTAGAACTTGGGTAACAGATGCGTTAGCGCCTGTATTTCTGGCAGCACCTACGGGTGGTGGCGCAGTAGTTTGCCCCGTGTTTGATAATGGCAGTGCTTGGGTAGTTGGCTAAAACGATTACTATTGGAATAAAATGAACTTTATTGAACCTGAGATCAAGCATCACTTTGGCGGAGGAATTTACGCCAAAGAAATGCGAATGCCAGCAGATTATTTGTTGTTACACCATAAACATACATTTTCTCATTTGTCAGTTTTGGCTAGTGGATCAATAGAATTGATTGTTGATGGCAAAAAAAAAGTTATACATGCGCCTGCTTGTTTAACTATTGAAGCAAATGTCCATCACGGTGTAAAGTCACTTACGGATGTTGTTTGGTATTGCATTCATGCTACTGACTGTACAAATGAAGATAAGATTGATGAAGTTTTGACAGAACCGCACGACATGGCGCAAGTATTGTCAATTGCACAAAATTTAGTTAAGGAGAATTGATATGGCCGCATGGAT